GACGTATTCATGCTATACGCCTGGATTAATGTACCATTATAATCGATAAATGGATGGACGATATCAGCTACCATATTACGCATGACAAATAGTGAGTCATCGTCATATCCTCCCAACTGCGCAAGCTCGATCAAACTTGCATAAACGCCTGTTGTGACTTGGGAATTCATCCGAACATCATATTTCGAATAATCCCAGCCTACAGCGCCGTCGGTACCATATTTTTCCCAGTGTTTGGTAATCACTTCCCAATCGCTTCCAAATGCATTCATACCTACCGCCATTTCACTGACTTCAGGGTGTGAACACAAAAAACGAATAATTGGGAGAAAATACATGCGCATAGCAATTGTCATGCACACGTTGCCCGCTTGGAAAACACGGACTTTTTCGGAATCAAGAGGAGTTGGCTCATCCTTTAACGTCGCAGTTGTCACTGGATAAGCTCGTTCTTCTTTCTTCCAGCAGTTCATCAACCGGTCGAGTTCTTCTGTCACGATCTTATCTGGAATCCTATCTTTCAAGACTCCGTTTTCACGTACATCCTCAAACCATTTACTCTTCTTACCAAAAATGGGAAAACCCATACTGGTAGACATCTTGAGTGGAGTTAAAAACTGCTTTCCGTCGACGCCAAGGATCGACTCTCTCAAAGTAAGTGGCCTAAACAAATCTTTATTTACAAAGTCAGGCAACAAAACTCGAAGAGGAGCAATCCAATCCTCACGTGCTCTTTGCAAACACGAAGGAGTGAACATATCAGACGGTTTAATAATATGTTCAAGAGTAGCATTGAAACCTTTCCAATTAGGAAGTAATTTAGGTTTACCCCAAATACATGGGACCTTCATCACTTCCTCAACATGTGGAGACAAAATAGATTTTTCAACACTACTCTTCTGCTGTGCGCGCAAACGTGCACTCCCCAAGACCTCTACAAACGCATTTTTGTTTAGACGTGCTGTCATACTATGCGGATGCACTTTGTCGGAGGAAAACACTTCACGACCCATTATTTTTGCCGGTTTGTCAGCCGCATTGGCTGACAACAATATTCCGGGTTTTTCACACAACTGCTTGACCATCATTTCATGGTCCTTTTGCGTGATGGCTAAGGCCACGCCTAGATCATCACATCCTCCTATATGGAATCCAACAATACATGCCTCCTTGTCTAAAGCAATTAGAGGAGCCATACACGCTCCATCAA